GCAAGAATTGAAGAATCAATCTTACCACCAACTGAATGTCTTTGACATTCATTTAACACTCTCCTCCAATCAGGAAAGTGTTTGTTGATTAGTTCTGCTAGAACTTTCTTGTCAGCTTGAACTCCTTCAAGTTCTAGTATTGAAACTAGACGTTTGAAGAACTGTGCTGCAATAGTTGACTTATCTTTACCCTTGACACCAAACTCAATCACTGCACATCTTGAGTGGAGTGGTTCAATGATTCTATTTTTGAAGTTACATGTGAAAATAAATCTACAATTCTTGTAGAAAGATTCTATGTTTGCTCTGAGTAGAAGTTGAACATCATGAGTTGTATTATCTGCCTCATCAATTATGATTACCTTATGTTTCCTATCTGCATCCATCAACGATACAGTAGAAGCAAAGTTCTTTGCCTGATTCCTAACTGTATCTAAAAATCTACCTTCATCCGATCCATTGATTACATAACAATCTACACCAAGTTCGGCACACAATGCCTTTGCAACTGTAGTCTTACCTATACCAGGCGGGCCTGATAGTAGAAGATTAGGAATCTCACCTTTGACTAGAAATTCTCTAAATGTTTTCTTTGTGCTTTCTGGGAGAATACAATCATCAATAGTTTTGGGTCTATATTTTTCGACCCATATAAATTCATCCCTCATTTGTAGGTATCCTCAACATCATGAATGGTTTAATCAACTCTAACAAATCCTCTGTCTTATTCTTTGATCTCATCTGTGCAACTGCATCTTCCCAATCCTCATAGGTGCTTTCTGGGTTGATGTTTGCCATCAGAGTAATCTCTGCAATTTGTTTAAGAGTTTTTTCATCCATTGTGTTGACGGTATACTCAGTATACTCCTTGATGAAATCTTCTCTACTAATGTGTTTCATAATTAAAATCCTTTGGACTTTTTCTTAGTCTTTGGTTTGTCAATAACGTGTACGACGGCATCAAATGATGGTAGTCTACAATTGTTCCACCACCACTCTTGAACCTCATCCCACGATTCTACAATAATAGAACGGTCTTTGTGAACTATTTTATAATGATGCCTGCCATATGGCAAGTCACTTGTCTGGGAGAAGTAACGTGGGTCATTTTTTTCAATTAGTTTAGTCATAACCAATGCGGTTTTCTGGATGGGTCACGAAGATAATTAGATGCAGCCCAAGGTTTGCTCGATATATAACGTTTGTAAGCAGTAAAAGTGTCAATGCTTGTGTCATATTTAAACTCATCTGGCCCTGCGAAAGTAAATGATTTTGGTAGGTATGGTGGCGGTGCGGAAGGAATGATAGTTGTTGCTTCTTCTAATGTTTTCTCACAACTATGAATCTTACCATAGCGCCAAGAATATTCATTACATAAAGCAAGACCATGTGCAAGTAACCACCATGTATTTTCTAGACAAGCATTTGCCCAGATTGTACAGGGATGATTGCGAAATGCACCCTTCTCTGTTTTGTATGGTTCACCATTGATGCGGTGTAACTCACCATATCCATGACCCCACTTCTTAGAACACACAATAGATAACATTTGACATGTTTCTAAAGGCATTTTGACAATATGTTTGTCAGGTAAGCAACGTGCAGATAGAGTTGGTGATGGGTCAGTTACAAAGATGTTCATTCAGATGCTCTCCATTCCTTTCTCATTCTAACATAATCCTCAGATTTTGCAACAATGTCTCTAACATGCTTAAATATTCTTGCTGACTCTGCATATTTACAAGTCATATGATCTGGTTCTTGGGGGCGTACATTTCCTTTATCATCATATTTTTTTCCTGTATGATGATTAGCGTATCGCCTTGATCTGGTAAATCCCATTTCTAGAAATTTACGGCACATATCCATACCAATAAAATCTCCAGCATCCCTATAATCTAGGTAAAGGCTGAAGATTTTGTTTGCAGATTGAACTGCTATCTTAGGAGTTTTGAATCTCCAATAATTACAAATAATGTTAGTATAAGGGCGAACCAATAGTACTCCCTGTTCTCCCCTTCCAATACGATAAAGTTTGCGATTTTCTTTAATTGAAAAGTCAAGCTCTTTGTAATCGAGGTCATAATCAAATTCTTTCATTCATTAATTAAGTTTCCGTTTGCGTTTAATAGCTACTGTGGATATAACTGCTGCGGTAACAAATATAAATGCGGCTGATGCTAGGAGGAGTGTAGGATCAAACAACACTTCTGGTTGTGGTTCCCATGTGCCAGGCAAAGTGTAGACAGATGGATGTGATGCAAAAAACAAAATTAGTCCTCCCATGTGATATCAGGTTCTAGAGCTATATAGTAAGTTAGGTCATACTCAGCAGACTTAAACTGTGACAAAAGTTTACGAGAGATCTTAACTTCATATGTGCCAGGCACAATCTTGATGTTCTCCACCTTAAAATTCATAGAGAACTTCTTGTCAGTTTCACCAACAACAATAGAGAAATCATTAGATGTATCATTCTTACGATCTAATACAACCATCTTAATTTCTTTACCGTCTCCAATCACAGATAGATCTGTCAAGTGATATACACCAGCAGCTTTAAGTAGTCTATCTAATTGAGAACTTCTAAGTGTAAACTCAACATCAACTGTTGGTAGAGTGATTGATTTCTCAGGAGGAGAAACAATAACACTTGGGTCTGCAAAGAAATACTTTGATCTTTGTTTGCCTTCTTTAATATTGACAAAACTTTCTCCAGTAAAGTTAAGTTCTGGTTCTTGAAATAATCCAAGTGAGTTTAAGAACTGACTTAAATCATATACTCCAAAATCTTGTGGAAAGTCTTCATCTATATTTGCCTCTGCAAGAATATTCTTCATAACACTTATAGTACGAAGTTGACTCCCTTGCTTGAAAAGAATAGATTGATTGATAGAAGCAAAGTTCTTGAGTAGGTTGATAGTTCTATCTGAAAGTTTCATCGGTATTTTAGTTGTTGTCATTAAAAGAGAAATGATATAGGAGTGTACAATAGTGAATGGCTTTTAGAATATCCTTTTTATTCTTACCATCTTTTTTGCCGAATCTTGAAAGATATTTGATTGCATTGGATCGGCAAAATGCTTCCGCATCTCCAATACTTTCTATAAGATCTAGGGTTTGATAGTTACCCTTATCACTAGTATAGTGCAATTCGTACGTTTTGGCGATATAATCCTCAGCTTGTTTAAGAATTGCATCTTCCTCATACTTAAATGTTTTGGTTATGTATGGAGGAACTGTGTTGTTTCCAAAGTGATGAGCTCTTTGATCATCTACATCAGCGAGATAATCAGCACCAAAAGGATTTGGTCTGTCGGGATCATTACGAGTGTAATCATACCAATACTCTGAGTGTTCTATATCTTCCGATATTTCAGCAGTGTTTCCATAACCTAATGGCTCCTGATCCATCATGTAATCAAATGCCGCGGCATAATCATCACCATTACATGCTTCCTCATCAGGAACCTCTGGTGGCCATGGTGAACCTGGCGTCCACTCAAATCCTCCACTCTTTGCAATCCAATCAAGGTCTTTATCCCTTTTATCTTCAACATCACTCCAAGGTATTTCCTCGAAGTAGTCTCCTTGAATTACTTCTCTCTTGCTACTAAAAGGTTCTCTTCTAGTAACAGTTTTGCCACCATCAGGTGACTCATAGATGTATAATTTTTTGTCCATAAGAGGATAGTCTTCTTCAAATGTTCCATTCATAATTGAACCAGCAAGACTCCATGCGTTAACCATAAGTAAATAAGAAATCGTGGACTAAACTGTCTGCTTGTTCTTTACCAAACTTCCCTGCAAGATATCCTCCTACTGGATCTAGTTTGGTCATGTAAGCATCAAAGTCTTTGTATTCGCTGGTATCAGTTCCAGACGGTTTCTCTAATTCTACCATATCCTTATACTTTGTCAAGTATTGTTCAAACATATCTAAATGTTCATCAACATCAGCAAAAGTACAATATCGAACAAAGATATTCTCAGAGAAGTGATTACCCATTTCAAAAAATCTATAATCTTTTTCTGCTTTGGGTAATCCAGGCACAGAAAATAAAAACTTTTCTTTAGGGTGTTGAAAGTCAAATACAATAATAACTTTCTTTTCAAAAAATCCCATCAAATCCATACCGAAACAAGGTAAATTACTGCCTGTCTTAGGATAGATTATCGTATTGTAGATACATGACTTATCACTCCATATATCTACCTC